GTTAAAGACCAATCAGCCGGGTTACAACATCGCAATTATACAGTTACTGTAGTTGGTGCTAGTGACGCTGCGTTTGTTCTGACCCGACTTACAGATTGTCACACTGCCTTGAATATGACAGCAGGGGCATTTGCATGGATCGAGAAAGGCACTACCAACGATAATACTGGCTGGGTATTAACTACTGATAGCTTTACTATTGGTACCAATGCTGTAACATTCGCTCAATACTCAGCTGGCAGCTTCACTCTTGCAACGCTAAGCGATACAGATGTTAGCTCAGAAGCAAGTGGCAATGTCTTAGTATATGATGGTTCTAATTCCTGGGACAACAAGGCTGTCTCCGGTGATGCTACTTTAGCTTCTACTGGTGCAATTACTATTGCTGCTGATGCAGTGACTTATGCCAAGATACAAAATGTAACAACCACTGATCGTCTGTTAGGACGTGACTCAGCTGGAGCTGGAGTTATTGAGGAAATCACTCCTGCTAATACCCGTACGATGCTAAATGTCGAGGATGGTGCTGATGTTACAGATGCTACTAATGTAACCGCAGCAGGCGCATTAATGGACAGTGAATTGTCTGGACTTGCAGCAGTCAAGGCAACTACTGGTACTTTCCTAACTGCCGATCAAACTAAATTAGATACTATTGCTACAAGTGCTAATAATTATACTCTACCAGAAGCAAATGCAACTACCAAAGGTGGAATAGAATTATTCAGCAATACTGACCAATCTGTTGCAGCTACTGCTGTAAGTACCACAGCTTCCAGAACATACGGTTTACAATTAAACTCTGACGGACAGGGGGTTGTCAATGTGCCGTGGGCAGATACTAATACTACCTATTCCGTAACAGACGGTGAGCTATCCGAAATTAATTTTACAAGTGCTGATCATACAAAACTTAATGCTATAGAAGCTAGTGCGGATGTAACAGACACCACCAATGTGACCGCTGCTGGTGCAGTTATGGATTCAGAAATATTAGATAGCGATAGTATGTCGGGAGTTAGCGCAACACTTGTATCAAGCTCTGAATCTATTAAGGCATACGTAGATGCCCAGACGCACTCGGCAGGAGTTTCAGAAGGCTTTGCCGTAGCAATGGCAATTGCATTATAAAAGGAGTAAACAATGGCACAAGACTTTGAAAGAGCAGTAGCATACGATAGTTCAGGTGATGTAGACATAGGTACCACTCCCAGAACAATCATGACAAGCAATAGCGATGATGCAATTGTCGGTATTCGCTTGGCTAACATTCATGCATCAGCAGCCGTCACGGCAGATGTATATATTACATCAAGTGCATCGGGCGGTGCAGATGATAGCTATATTATAAAGAATGTCAACATCCCTTACGGTTCTAGCTTAGAACTAATAGACGGTGGGGCTAAGATAATATTGCAAAGCGGTGATGTATTGAAAGCAGTATGTAATACTGCCGATAGTCTCAACGTGTGGGTATCTTACGTTGACGCAATAAGTACATAGGAAGACTAATGCCATATATAGGTAATGCTCCCGGTCAAAAAGATATAGCTGCTTACACTAACATTGGCGCACAACCAGCCGGTAGCGACGAAGTTCTATTAAGTGACGCAGGTGTACTAAAAGCAGTTACAGTTGACAATCTTATTGCAGGAGCAGGTGGAGGTCTTGGCGCAGCCAGTACATGGAGATTAACTACTTCTTTCGCTGGTGCTGCTGATCCAATAGCCTCTAATTTAGAGGTAGATGACACCTACGGAAACGGTAGTTTGGGTTCAGCTATGTCCGAAAGCAGTGGAGTATTCACTTTTCCTTCTACTGGCTATTGGTTAGTAGAAGCAGTATGTCAGTTTTACTATACTTCTGGATTGCAGTGGCATATCATTATGATAAAAACCACGACAGATGGTGGTAGTAACTGGGATACCGCTACTGATGGTAAGCATGGTCAGGATGGTTCTTCTAATTATTTTGCACAGGCACAGTCGGCTAAGATACTGGATGTCACAAACACCAGTAATGTCCAAGTTAAATTTAGTGTTACACATCAAGACACTAGTGCAAGCACAAACGGGCATACTTCGCAGAATATAACTTACTTTAACTTTCTTAAGTTAGGAGACACATAATGGATGATTCAGGTAGACCAGACCACATCGAGGACGTATTAGTAAAGCTCCACAAAGGGCAGTGGTTCGGCTGGTCAGATAGTAATAAAATATACAGTAAGCTGATTATCCATGACGACCAGTATAGTAAACCAACTAAAGCTAGTTTGGAATCAGGATTAGCACAAGCTCAAGATGATTTTGATTGGATGGAGGTGCGTAGGGACCGTGACAAACTACTAATAGGTAGTGACGCATATCTAATGCCTGACTATCCTTTAGAGGATAAGTCAGATTGGGAAGCGTACAGACAATCACTCAGAGATATACCACAAGACTATGATAGTGCTGATGATGTAGTATACCCAGAGGAGCCAGCGTAATGCCATACATAGGTGGAGATCCCAATAGGTCAGCTTTACCTGTAGAAACTGCTGACATTACAGATGACCAGATTACTTTAGCAAAGCTGGCTAGTGGTACAGATGGAAACATTATTAGTTACGATGCCAGTGGTAATCCGGTAGCAATAGCTACGGGTGATGATGGAGAAGTCCTTACTTCCGCAGGAGCAGGAGCGCAACCAGCATTTGAAGCAGCAGCATCAGGTGGTGGTATTACTCATGCCAGCCAATGGCGATTGACTACAAACTTCGATGGCGATGCCGCACCAATAGCAAGCAACCTAGAGGAAGTGGATGCGCCTTCAGATGGACCGTTTGGTACACTCGGTGCTAGTATGTCGGAGAGTAGTGGTATCTTTACATTTCCAGCGACTGGTTTTTGGTACGTGATGTTTTTATGTACGTATTATTATGCTGGTCATTCTACATATACCGATGCGCAGATATCTGGCACAAACGACAATTCGTCTTACGGTACACTAACATATGGCAGAAGCGGTACCAATTCTGATGGACCGAACTATGCTAATATTGCTACAGACTATGTATGTGATATTCAAAACACTTCTACCCATAAGGTTCAATTCATGGTCAAGACTGAGGACGATAGTGCAACTTGCAAAGGTGCTAGTGGATACAACTATACGAGTATGACATTTATCAGATTAGGAGACACATAATGGATGACCTAACAAGCAGACCAGACCACATTGAAGATGTATTAGCAAAGCTCCACAAGGGGCAATGGTTCGGTTGGTCAGACAGTAAAGATAAAGTGTACAGCAAGCTGGTTATCCATGACGACCAGTACAGTAAACCAAGCAAAGCTAGTTTAGAGGCAGGATTAGTAGAGGCTCAGGACGACTTTGACTGGCTAGATGTACGCAGAAAGCGTGATGCACTACTAATAGATAGTGATAGGATTATGCTTTCAGATTATCCCATTCATGAAGTTGACAGAACCAATTGGGTTAATTATCGCCAAGAGTTAAGGGATATGCCTCAGGATTACCCAAGTGTAGACGATGTTGTGTGGCCAGACGTACCGAGTGAGTAAAGATATTGCACTATTTATGGTTTTATCTATTATAGGATTTATATTACTGTTTATTTACGACAAGCCAACAGATTATTTGTTGTATTGCCGCGGAGACTTGTACGATGATGAATATTATTTATAAAGCATACAATAGAATTGTCACGATATGTCGTAACTTTTCTTACAGACCATACATTAGTTATACTTATAATTTTCTTAATGTAGAGTGGCGCCCTCGTTATTTTAATGGAGACTAAACTCGGCTTTCACTGCAATCGTTCTGGTGATGATGTTTTAGAAGCTATAGCTAAAGTTAAGCCGCAATTGCTCAAGTTTCTAGATCCAGACCCAGGATTCGTACGAGAAGCTAGAGCTGCTTCTCCGAACAGCCTCCTTGTAGGAAGATGTGTGATTAGCCTCCAGGATCAGCTATTTCGAGAAGACCCCATAAAAAGCGCACAGAGCTTCGCTAAACACGTATTACATAATGGAGCAGGTGTAGACGCCTGGGAAAGCTACA